CCCGCCCACCGCGACCAGCCCCAGCACATCCACACCACCTATTTCACCGCCCTCCTCGCCAACGACCTCCCCTCCGCATCCGGCCAACGCCAGCACCACCTCGCCAGCGAGACCGCCCGCACCCTCGCCACCGACCGCCACCTCGTCGCCGAACTCGCCCAACTCCTCGGCATCGTCACCACCCCCGAGGACATCTTCGCCGCCAGCACCCGCATGTGGCACCGCCTCGGCATCACTGATTCCGCCGCCGCCCAATCCTGGCTCAACGCCAATGGTTGGACCGACCAGCAATGGTTCGCCCACGCCCAGCGCGAAGCCCTCCGCCAAGCCGCCCGCGATTGGCACGCCGCCAGCGGAGCCTGCCTCGACACCGTCCCACTCACCCTCGCCCACAACCTCCTCAACCCAGCCTAACCCATGCAATACGCCCCCGCCGTCACCGACCGCTCCGCAGAAATCTACGCCCAAGGAGCAGCCAACGCCACAAACATCCGAGCCCAAGGCAACCAAAATCTCCAAAACTCCCTCACCTCATCATTCAACACCGTCATGGGCATGGTGAATAAACGCGTCGAGCAGAACAATCAAGACAACGCCAAGATGGAGCAATCCATGGCAAGTGGCCAAGCCATGATGAGCCTTGCCGACAACTACGGAGATCAAGGTCAAAAGTTCAAAATGTCACTTGGCAAAGCCCTCGAAGACACCAAAGGCAACCCGGATAAAATGTCCGGCGCAGTCATGGCGCACGCCTCCGAGTTTGAAAACATGCAACAAATGGCCCAGCAAAACAACCAATACACCCAAGCCCTCCAGCTCGCCAAACAGAAAGCCGCCCTCGGCGGCGGCGGCGGCGGCGCAAATTCCTCCAACCCCATGCTCGATGTCGGAGTCGAAGGCGTTGACATCTGGCGGTAAAATCTCCCCATGACCCCCGAAGAACAAGCCGCCCTCGCTTACGGAAACGCCGTCCCCCTCCCGGCCATCGCCCTCAACGCCGATCCCAACGGCTTCATGTCCACCGGCGAGGCCCTTTCCGCCGTCGATCCCGCCGCCGATCCCGCCGCCCAGCAGCCCCCCGTAGGCCAAGCCCTCGATGCCGTCAACGGCCAGGAAGACGAACCCTTCGACGCCCTCGCCGCCCAACTCGCCAATGGCGGCCGCGTCCGCATCACCAGCCAGGAGCAGTTCGATGCCATGTCCCCCCACCAGAAAGCCGTCATCCGCGCCGCCGTCTCCTCCGGCGGACGCCTCCGCGCCAGCGACGCCCTCCGCATTTACCAGGACAGCATCAAACAAGAACGCGCCACCCAAGTCCGCACCGTCACCACCAGCGATGGCCGCCAGGTCGATATGGTCAACGGCCAAATCCTCCCACAGCCCGGCCAGCCCGACCCCGTCAAATACGAACGCTGGCAATCCGAAGACGGCACCATGATGCTCACCGACCCCACCACCGGCAAAACCTTCCCCGCCTGGGACGCCCAGACCGGAGCCCCCATGCGCGGCCCCTCCAAGCTCTCCGCTACGCAAGAAGACAACATCAAGCGCCTCCAGCTCCAAAGTGAAAATGTCGGCGCTCGCCTCACCGATCTCACCCGCTTCACAGAATCCGACTCCGTTCAATACAACGACGAGACCGGCACATACGAAGCAGCCGGAATGTTTGGCGGCACCAAAGTCAAGAACCTCCGCAAACAACTTGAGACCGAGAAATCCGATTTCGACAAACGCCTCGATGTCGCCCTCCGCCCCGTCAACCGCTCCAACACCCCCGCCGATCCGCCCGCACCCCCGCAATCCGCCACGCCCGAGCCTCGGCCCTCCGTCACTCCCACCCCGACACCCCGCCCGAACCCCATGCCCACGCCTGACCAATTCCAACCCGGCAAACGCTACCGCGACGCCAATGGAAATGTGAAAACCTACCTCGGCAACGGAGCCTGGGAATGAGCTTCGACCCCTCCACAGCCGTCCTCCTCGAAGACGAGCCCGACGCCTTCGATCCCTCCACCGCCATGCTCGTCGAGGAAGAGCCCACCCTTCCCGCCGCCACGCCCTCTCCCGTCCCCGAGCCAGACCCCGCCCTCGATGAATCCCGCGACGCACAGCTCCGCATCGACCAGGGCATCAAGGAAGGCATCTTCCCCCAAGGCAGCGCCCCTTGGAAAACCCTCGAAGGCCGCCTCTACATCGACCCCGCCCGCTACAATATGGCCGTCGATCAAATGTGGAACCTCGGCGTCATCGACTCCACCGCCTACACCTCCCTCCTCCGGGGCACTGTCGATCAGTGGGACGAAGCCAGCCAGTCCTACATCCCCGCCGTCGAGAAAGCCACAGCCGCCCGCCGCGACCTCGAGCGCCGGGCCGGAGCCTTCCCCGAAGCCAAAGCCGCCGCCTCCGGCCTCCTCAAAGGAGCCATGCAAGTCGGAGCCGCCGTCGTCGCAGGCCCCGCCACCGCCGCCGCCACCATCCCCACTGGCCCCGGCGCCGTCGTCGCAGGCATCGCCGGAGGCACCGCCGCAGCTCTCACTACAGGCGCAGCCTACGACGCCCTCCTCGAAGCCTCCGCCAAGGAAAGCGACCTCCTCGATTCCTTCTACGCCGCCAACCAACTCAAGCCCGGCTACAACTCCGCAGGCCAGCTCGTCTCCATCCTCGCCCCCACACCCGTCTCCGTCACCCGCCTCGCGAACGCCGCCAACCTCATCCGCACCGAGAAAGGCGGCACCGAAGCCGCCAAGTTCATCACCGGAGCCCTCGGCGCAGGCGCAGCCATCGGCGTCACCACCGATGTCGCCATCCAATCCGCCAACCTCGGCCTCGACAAACTCCTCCACCCCGAGATCAACCCCCTCCTCGCCGCCGAGCAATACCGCCAGACCGGCCAGCAGCCACCCCAGCGCCCCGAGTTCTCCCCCGCCAGCACCGCCCTCTCCGCCACCCTCGGAGCCCTCACCGCAGGCATCGGCGTCAAAGCCCGCAACAAAACCTACGCCCCCGACGAACTCGTCACCCTCGAAGCCCAGGTCAAAACCGGCCGCGCCACCCGCCAGGAAGCCGAGGACTACCAGGTCATGCGCCAGGCCATCGAAACCCTCCGCTCCGACGAACGCCTCATCGATGCCCAAGCCATCCGCCGCGCCACTGTGGACGCCGCCGGATTCCGATTCCTCGACACCACCGAGATCATCAACCCCCGCTTCCAGCAAGCCGCCCTCGCCGACGCTGGATTCACTCCCCCCGCCGGCCGCCCCGCCATCCCCTACGCCGCCGAGAACCCCGCCACCCCCAGCGTCCTCCCCTCCAGCCCCGCCGCCTACACCGGCCAACCCTTCCTCAACCGAGGCGGCCCCGCCCCCGCCTACCAAGGCGGCACCAACCAACTCCCCGGCCCCGAAGGCATCCCGGCTCTGCCAGGACCGCCCGCAGTTAACCCACAGGTTAACCCGCCCGAGCCCTCCAACATCATCCCCTTCGACCCCTCCACCGCCACGCCGGTTGACGACATTCCCCCGAACGCCTCTACGGCCCCAGCCGCCGCAAGCGGAGCGCCTGCATTAACAGGCTCACCCGAAGTGATCGCCGGGGAGGGGGCCGCCGTTTCCAAGCCAAAGCGCAAGTTCCCTCGCATCTCCTACGACCCCGGCACATTTCCAATCCTTTCGGCGCTTCAAGATAGCCCCATGCGCCCAAGTCGCAGCGGCAAGGCCGGAGGCGAGAATGATTTTTGGGACGACATCCGCCGCACCGGCAGGCACTTCGCCGAAACCCACAAACTCTCCGGCCAACCCTACGATGTCCGAGCCCAAGAACTCTACGATCAAGGGTTGCTGCCCGACCCCTCAGCGGAAACCTTGTTCCAAGCCTACATGTCCGAGGTCAACAGCTACCGTCAAATCAAGGATGGAGACCCTACTGAGCAGGAACAAAACAAAGTCCTGAAGCAATATAATACCTTCGCCAAAGAAGCCATCGACCCATCGAAGACAAAGAAATCCAAACTTCAACCGGTCACCACCAGCGACCTAAAGATCGGCGACCGCGTGAAGATTGCAGACGAGTGGCTGAATGTGAAAGCCATCGACCCCGAGACATTCACCATTTCCTTGGAAGACGGCGCAAAGTTCGGCCTCCAGAAAGTGGAAGACGGCACGCAAATGTGGGTGCAGGAAACCGAAATCTCCCCCTCACAGGATGATGGCTTCTCGTTTCTGAATGAGACCGACACCGCGCCCGCCGCCGCCCCGCAGGCCGAGCCCTTCTCAGGCAACCTTTTTACCCCAGACGAGATGCCATTCAGCCTCGACCGCCCGCTGGATGACGACAGCTTAAAGCTGCAACGCGAAGCCGACGAAGCCAACCGCCAGCAAGCGGCGGAGGAGGAGGCGCAGAAGAGCCAAACCAACATGGCCTTCGCCGATGCCGGTCCCCCCGCCAAATCCTCCCGAGGCGGCAAGACCATGGCCGACGCCGGGCCGCCCGCGCCGCTCCTCTCCACCACCGCCACGCTCCCCAAGCCCGCGCTCGAAACCTACAACGACGCCCAGGTCTTCGCCGACTTCCCTGATTCGGTCGGAGTCTCCCGCGCCGACAACGGAGTCTGGACTATGCCGGTCATCCTCGGCGGCATGGATAAGGTGCCCGCCATCGAACTCCCCGAAGGCATCGAGTTTTTCCGCTCCCTCTCCGGCAACAACCCGCAAATCCGCGTGCCAAGGAAACGCAATGCCCTCGGCACCTTCCTACCTGCTGGCCAAGGCTACATCACCCTCCGCCCCGATCTCATCGCCGCCGGGGGAGAGTCCGCCGCCAACATGATCTTCATGCACGAAGCCGGGCATTTCATCCAATTCATGGATGATTTCAAAATGGAGAAAGGCAACCTCCTCGGCATCATCGCTGGTGCCCGCACCCTCAAGCAATCCATGCCGCTCGATCCGAACGCCGTCCCGGCGGAAGGGTGGGGGTTCTCCCAGCAACCGATCACCGCCAAGCAGCGCGAAGCCATCCGCCTCCAAGCCGAGGAAGACCTCCGCGTCTCTCTCGAAGGCGAGGTCCGGCGCGTCCTCGTCGAGGAGCCAGTCTATGCCCAAAGCGGCGTCACACCCGAAATCGTCAAAAGTCTCTTCGGCCTCACCGCCCGCGAGCAATGGCCGGACCTTTACGATTGGTTCGCCAAACAGGACGGAGCCACCAAGAAAGCCATCGTCAAGCAAGCCATGAAAGGCCTCGTCGATTCCCGCCTGGCAAAATTCCAAATCCAAGGCGAGCAAATCGGCACCACCACCCGCGAGGAAGTCCAGAACATCGGCGGCCGCGAACCCACCCCGGACGAACTCCGCGAGGCATTCCACGCCGCCATGCGGGCCGAGATGAACGCCCGGAATGTCGCCGACTTCAAATACATCAGGCAGGAACTCATCGACCTCACCCGCTGGTGGAAGCCCTTCGACATGGCCACCGCGCCGGATAGCTACATCAAATACCGCCTCAGCGCCGAGGAGCTTTTCGCCGATGCCATGAGCGTCCTCCTCAACTCCCCGGCGGATCTCAAAACCCGCGCCCCTATTTTCTACGAGACTTTCTGGAACCACCTCGACACCCGCCCGCAGGTCAAAGCCAAACTCATCGACATCTACGACCGCATCAACAAAGGCCGCGACAATGTGCTCGGCACCCGCCAAGCCCGCGATTGGGAGAACTACGCCAAGGGCGACCAGGCATTCCTCGATGCCTTCAACAAAGCCACCTCCCGCCGCACCTCGATGACCGGCCTGTGGGACGACCTGCGCGACCAGTATTGGGACGAGTATTTCCCGCTCACCTCCGCCATGGACAAGGCCCGCGCCGAAGGGAAGCTGCCCCGCGCCGAGGTCGATCCCTACCGCTACCTCACCGAGGAGCATCCCATGGCCGACAGCCGCCTCCAGCTCCGGCTCGCCGATCTCAAGCGCGTCCTCATGGGCCTCGACGAGGCAGGCATCGCCCCCTTCTACCTCGACGATTATCTCAAATACACCCGCATCGCGAACGAGAAATACGAGGTCCAAGAAATGGTGGATGGCGAAATGCAGACCATCGGCTACGAGCAAAGCCCCACCAAATTCAACCCCAATGGCGAGACCAAGCGCACCGCCCAAGACCGCCTCGACTACATGCGGGCCAATCTCCCGCCCGAGAAGTGGGCCCTCCTCGAATCCTCCGCCAAAGCCTTCCGCGACCAGTTCCACAATGTCGTCAAATTTTATTGGGAAAAGGGCATGCTGTCCGACGACCTCTGGCAGAAGTTCGACACCAACGACAACTACGCCACCTTCACCGTCCTCGAGTATGTAAAGGAATACACCTCCTCCCGCATGGTCGCCCGCAAAGGCACTGTCCGTGCGGTCGCACGGCCCTCGGTGGAGATGGCGAAGAAGATGGTCACGATGTTCCGCGCCGCCCAGCGCAATCATTTCAATGCCGTCATGGCCCCGCGCCTGATGAAGATCAGCCCGGACATCGCCCGCCGCGCTCCCATGAAATTCAACGGGAAATTCATGGAGCCCAAGGAGCCCACCGAATCCGGCTGGCGTCTCGTCACCTGGCGCGAGAAAGGCCAACTCGTCGGAGCCCATATCCAGGACCGCTGGGCCGACGCCCTCGACCAGCACTCGCCCGCCATGGCCGACGCCATCCTCAAGTCCCTCAACTGGGGATTCCGCAACACCGTTTACAACCTCATCATCCGCTACAATCCGAACTTCCAGCTCTTCACCGGGCCGGTGAAAGATTTTACCCGATCCATTGTGAACCAGCCCGGCGGAGCCCGGGGCCGTCTCTCCCTCATCCGAGCCCTCACCCGCGATGTCATCGACCTCTCGAAGAGCCGCGACGGCCGCCGAGTCCTCATGGAATTCACCGGCACCTCCCTCGCAGGCATCGCCGGAGCCACCGGCGGGGCTGTGGTCGGAGCGGTGGGAGGAGTCCCCGGCATGGCCCTCGGCGGAGTGGTCGGAGGCAATGCCGCAAGTTACGCGGGCTTCTTCGCCGGTCGCCTCTTCGCCCACGCCATCGAAAGCCTGCCCTGGCTGCCGGATGATCCCTCCGCCTCGGTCGATTGGGCTCGGGGAGACATCGGCCGCTCCGCTCTCATGCGCGAGATGATCGAGAACTTCGCCATCGGCGGCCCCTGGGCCTACATCGGGCGTGGCACCACCACCAACGATCCCGACCAGGCCATCGACGCCCTCATGGGCAAATTCCATGTCGGTGGCGAACCCCGCCCGCTGCCGTGGATTCTCCGCCAGATCGCAAACTACTTCAACGATGTCGAATTCGCCGGGCAAATCCTCCAGAACATCCCCAAAACCTCCAGCTACCGCGTCAACACACGCTCCTTAGGCATGGCCCAGCGCGACGCCGCCTACTGGGTCCGCAACCACATCGGCCTGCCCAACACCTTCAAAAAGGGCAAGCATATCGGCAACTTTCAAGCCCTCGCCCCCTTCGCAAATATTTTCCTCCGCGCTTTCGAGTCGATGGGAAAACTCGTCAGCGGACGCGAGAAGCTGCCCATGGGCGGAGGCCGCGTGATGGGCAACGACAAAACCCGGGCGATGTCCTGGCAAGAATATGTCCTGGCGTTTTTCCTGGCGGGCGGAGGAGTGGTCGCCATCATGCAGCGACTCGCCAAGGAAGGAGCCCTCGGGGAGGAACTCGCCGAAGCCTACTCCGGAGCCAGCGAATACGACCTCTCGAACAAAGGCGTGCTCGCTATCGGCACCGTCGATTCGCCCACCGGCCCCAAGTCCGCCCTCCTCACCATTCCGCTCGACGAGAACAACCGCCTGCTCTTCGCCACCATTTCCAAGCTCACCAAAGTCATGGTCCGCATGTCGCAGGGCCGCCCCCTCGATGTCGGCGGCTACGACATCCTCAGCGGCTTCACCGCCACCCTCCCCGGCATGAATCCCGTCGTGGAAGTCGGCGACAAGTGGGGCCAGTTTTTCACCGGCAAATCCCCCGTCAACCACCGCAACCAACCCATCCTCTCCGAGGACGAGCAGAAAGCCGGTGGCATGTATGCCGTGAAACCCATGGTCGGCTGGACCCTCAGCGAGACCGGCGTTTCCAATTTCTTCCGATACGATCCCCGCGCCAGCACCTACACCGAGGCCGCCATCGGCTCCGTGCCGGCATTCAACCGCTTCCTCAAAATCACCGACCAAGGCTCCCGCGAAACCACCCGCAGCGTCGAGGCCGGAGAACAAAAGTTCCGAGCCATCAAACGCCTCGAAATGCCCGCCCAGGTCAAAGCCATCCGGCAAGAATACTATTGGCTCCGCTCCCGCGCCGATGCCCGCAGCTTGCAGGAGGAAGACCGCTACCAAGAACTCCAGGGATTCGAGAGCTTCTTTCAAAACCGCCTCGAAGAAGCCGACACCGCCAACACCCTCGGGCGTCAAAGCGAAGTAGAATTCGCCATCCGCTCAATCATCCAAGAAAGCAAACTCTACCGCGCCCGCTAAAGTGGCTTCGGCCTCTCAAGCAGGGCGTGGTAGTGCTTCTCGACGACATCCATGGAGTCGCGCAGGAGCTTCGCCGCAACCTCTAGGCCGTCCCGCTGGGCGATGCGGCTGCCGTATTCCTTTCGCAGATTATAGGCTCCCTTCGCGCCATCGGGGATGAAGCGCCGCACAAAATCATTGATGCCGTCGTGCGTCAGGTCGTCGGCCTCGGTCTTGTGAGCGCGGGGAATCACATACTCGCCCTCGCCAAGCGCGGCCTTGATCGCCCGCATCAGGCGGAGATTCACCGGCACGCGGCCATATTTTCCATTTTTGCTGTGAAAGTCAGGGCGCTTGATGAGAACCAAATCCACGCCGCGCTTGTTGGGGAGCCAATCCACCCAATCCCACCGGAGCTTGGCCACCTCGGAGTTTCGCAACCCTGCCCGCCGCATGAGCCAATAAATCGCCCACACGCGGGGATTTTCCCGCCGCAAGGGAATCCTCGCCGCCGCATCCATCCGCCGCAGGATGTCGCGGGGAATCGGCTCGTAGGTTTGATCCTGAGCCTTTCCGCCCGAGACTTTCCAGAACTCGGTGAGGTCGGGCAGGGTCAAATCCGCGAAGAGGTGCATCCGGCGCTGGGCCACCACTTGCTTGACCGTCTGCACACTCGACCTCACGCCCGCCTCGGTGCAGCCCGCCGCCAGTCGCGCCGTGATCCAACCTCGCAAGACCGGCGCCGTGAGAACCAAATGAGACGACACGCCGCGCCAATCCGCCTTGCCGCTCGCCTCGGCGACATACTTGGCAAAGCCGCTCGCAGCCTTCACCGCCGATCCGCCAGGGCCGTGGAGCTTGAACCGGTCCACGATCTCGCCCGCCGTGGCATAGCCTGGCCGCCGGACGACCTTCGCCAGCTCCTCCTCGTTGCCTGAGCGCAATCCCTCGGAAATCTTTTTCGCCTTCGCCTCCGCCGCCGCCCGCCCGGCCTTGTTGTTGATCGAAACCCCCGTCGCCTTCTCGACCCGCTTGCCGTCGATCTGCACGCGGTAATACCAGCCATTGCGCGATTCTTTCCAGTAAACCGAAACCTCGTTGTGCTTTCTCATAGGGTCGCCACTTTTGTCCGCCACTTTGGTCGCCACTTCAATCTGAAATTCTTTGGATGGGGTAAACGCATTAGACAGTCAAAAGCTGGAAGTTTCTGACAAGTTACCTAGTGAAACCGGAAATGGTCGCCACTTTGAGAGGTAGAGAGGGGTGCAGCCGGAAAGACTCGAACTTTCAACCTTCTGATCCGTAGTTTCAGATTCATTCTTTGATTTTGTTGGAGTTAGATGGTGTGTCCGCCACTTTGGTCGCCACTTTACATTTTAATCCGTCGCCGTTCTTCGTCGGTGGGGCGTTCGGGGCGGCCTGTGGATTTGTTGAGTTGCTGGCGGATCCAACTGCTCAGGCGGTCGGGGTGGGCGGCGCGGATCCAGGCGGCTTTTTCCTCGGGCCAGCAAAAGAGTTGGATTTTGGCGGTCATGTTTCCGGCGTCGGGGTCGCGGGCGGCGTGACGGTTGCCGGTGTTGCCGTGGGATTCTAGGTTCATAGTAAAATGTAGGGCGGGAGGGCGCGGGTGTAAAATTTCGCGTCCGTCCGCAGGGTTTCAGTTTTGCTCGGGGGTAATTACCGGCTGCCCGTCCACCAGGGCGGGCAAAATCTCGGCGTCGTCCTGGGCCAGCTCGGCCTCGGTGGTGTGGCCGGGCTCGAGGCCGAAACGGGAAAGCGCCGCCTCCATCGAGGAGGCGGCGCGGGTGAGTTGCTCGGGGGTCATGGCTTAGGCCTTGGGAAATATCCGGCGGGCGTGTCCACCTGGGTAATCTTTGCGTTTTTCTGCATGATCTCGGCGGCCTGCTCTGGGGTGATTTTCTTTGAGACAACGGCCCGCGTGCCGACGGTTTGAAATTTGATTTCGGTTTTCATTTTGTAGGAACGATAAATTTTGCAACCAGTTTTCCGAGTGTCAGGGTTTGAAAAGCGGGGTCCTCGTCCTCGCCGTCCCATTTGTAAATCTCATATTCGTGGCGGGTGTTGCTTAATCTTCCGCCGTTATCGTCCCAGTCCCAGCGCCGGAGCACTGCGAGTTCTCCCCATATTGCCTGGCCTGCGTTGTGTGGGTTGCCCTGGTCTTCCGGTGGCGTTATGTATGTGAGGCTTTCGATTTCGTCTTGTTCTTGTGGTGATAGTGTTTTCATTTCGCGGCCTCCTCCACCCAGAAATTTCCTGCGCTGTAAATGTCTTCGCCGATCTCCCGGACGCGGTCGCGGATTTGACGGTCGATGTCGTATTCGGGTGTTTCTGCAAAATATTTTTGCATGGCCTGGGAATCCTCGGCTCCGCTGACGATGATTCCGACCGTGTCGTCGGAATCCTCATGGATGATGTCGATGTCGGCCTCTGGCCATTCTGCGCGGATGGCTGCGTCGATGTCGGCGCGGTAGTTTTCCAGTGATGCCTGGGGATTTGGGGAGGTGCCGTTTGGGTCGAGGGAGTCGGCTGTGCTGCGGATTATGATTTTCATTTTTCGTGTTGCCGGAAACCGTCCGGCGCGGGTTTGGGTTTGGTGTTCTGGGGGGAACGGTGTCAAGCGGTTTTGAGTTTTTTCATCTCCTCGGCCAAAGTCCAGAGGGCGCGGTTGATGGTGGTGTTTTGGTCGATGCCGGAGATTTCGCGGGTGCGGCGGCGGGCGACGAGGCGGCCGTGGTCGTTGCGTTGGACATAGCCAAGCCCGCCCCGGATGAGATTTTCCTGCACTGCATTGAGGGTGTTCCACATTGTGGGCTCGGAGTCTTCGCGACGGCGGAGGGTGAGCACCTGGTCGGGAGTGACGGGCGCGGGCTTCTCGGGGTCTTCGTATTTGGCGACAAGGGCGGCGCGGGCAAAGGCCTGGCGCTCTCCTTCGGTGAGTTGCAAGCTGGTCATCGAGCGAACGCTTTCGGAAACCTCGGGGAGACGGTCGAGGATGCTAACGCACCCGTCGAGGACTTGGCCTTGGATGTCGCCTTTGTGGGGCACGCGGATGTCGTCGATGATGTTTTGAGCTACTACCATGCCGTTGCCGCAAATGAGGCGGAAGACTCCGGCCATGAGTCTATAGGCTGAGGTGCCGTCGTGAGAGTTCAAAAGCACAATTTCGTTGTGGGTGCCGCCGACTTCAAGGGGCTGGCTGTCGTGGCGGAGGCGGATGAGGTGCTTTGTGAAACCGCGTTTGTCTTCGTCGCGGCTGCCGCCCTGCATGACGGAATAGGGGCGGAATCCTTCTCGGGCCAAGCCGGTGAGGATTTGGCTGGTGGGTATGTAGCTGTATTTATCGCTCCGGCTGCCGTGTGCCTGCTCGGCGAATACTGAAGGGGCAATCTGGCGGAGTTGATCGAAGGGAATGGAGCCGCTGCGGCTGGTGTAGTTGATTGCTCCGTTGCTGCGGGTTCTTGCGAATCGTGTGATGTTCATTTTCTTCTGTGCCGGAATCCGTCCGGCGCGGGTTTTTTGGTTCGAGGTGCCGCCTCGGCGGGCTGGCCGTTTGTGGCCTGCGTTTTTGAATGTAGGGAGGAACAAAATCAGCGCAACAATTCTTTTTGTTTTTTTGAAATTATTTTTTGAGATTTTTATTGACAGGCGCGGAGGCCGATGGAATGGACCGCTGCGGGCGGGTCAGCGAATCGGACGCATTCCTTTTTTGCGCGGGGGTTCGCCCCAGGCAAGGTCTCGGTAGCTCAAAATATTCGGGGAGACGATGCCGATTTGCTGGGGTGGGATTTCGTTGGGATCGAAGATTTCTGTTTTCCAAGAGCCATCCGGCCAGCGGGCGCGGATGAAGTGGGTGAGGGCTCCGGTGTCGGGCCAGCGGGGACGACCGCTGAAAGTGGTTTCGGGGCGGATGGTGATGCTGACGGGTGCCGCTCCCAGCACATTGCCGTTCCAATCGACGACGCCGCCCGGCGGGCTGGTGTGGATGGTAATCTCGACAGGCTCAGGCACGGCCTCGGCGCGGCGGATGGTGGCCGGTGGCTCGGGTGTGGCGCAGGCGGTGAGAAGGGCCGCGAACGCTAGGATTGAAGCGGGTCGGCGCATGGTTTTTGATTTTTCTGGGCCGAGAAGAAATAAATATATCCCAGCAGGGGAAGGGCGATCAGGATGGTCAAATCCTGGTAAACAAGCGCGATGATCCAAGCAATGAAAGTGGCGCACATGGAAGACCAAGCGAACCGCGTTTTTTTTGGCAAATCGGAGGGGATTTGATTCTTGAATTCCTCAGCGAGGCCGAGGAGCACAAGCGCGAGGCCGATGTGCCAGGTGTGCTCTGCGGTGAGAAGTGAGCCTGGCGGCGGGAATTGGTTGAGCGTCGGCAGCAGCGCGGCGGCCATGAGGATCGAGCCGGTGATGAGGAGTTTCATAATTTGAATTCTAGGATTTCGGCTTGGTGCCCTTCCCGTAGCGCACTTGAGTTTTCGCTGGTGAGGATCCAGGCACGGGCAGCTCGCAAATGTTTCCAGGGTCTTCCTGCATCACTGTGGTTTCGGGCGCATGAAACGCTGTCGTGGGCAAAATGTTTCTGCTCGCGAATTCAACAGGATCAGCGTGCTGAATGCCAAAGTATTTTTCCAAGGCGCGGACAATAACTTGAGTGCGTTTGAGGCCGTGGCGCTTGGCGTAGGCATCGACTAAGGCGAACAAATAATCGTCTAGTCGCGTGTCGATTTTTTTAGATTTCACAAGACTATTGTCTGACATTTTCCGCCACGCGCAAATTATTTTTATTTTTTTGTTGACCGTCCTATTTTGTCTGACAGAATAGGACGCTGATGAAACAGAAGCCCAACCATACTCGGTTCTCTGCGCGTCTGCCAGAGCGGCTGAGCGAGCAATTGCAGGAGGAAGCGTCTCGACGATTTTGCAGCGCGTCAGACATTGTTCGGCTGAGTCTCGTTCATTTTTTTGAACGCGATTGTCAGACAAAACATGACAGACAATCTCAGCAGGAGGTGCCGGTATGAGCGCCCCAGCCGCTTACTCCATCCGCTACGACCAGGGCGCGTGGGAGATCATGCTGACGCATTGCGTGAAGACCTGCCACTCGGAGGCCGACGCTAAATTTTGGGCTGATGCCTGGAACGAGGGTCGCAACCCGACTCCCGAGGAAATCGCCGGCCACTTGTCCCGGCACTGGCCGAAGGCCGAGGAGGGTGAGAAATGAAGCGCTCGCTTTACCTAGTTACGGGCTGGTGCCGCATGTTCGGCCGCTGCCGCGACATGATCTGGGCCGCTAATCCCGACGACGCCGCCGCCCGTTTTTTTTCGAAGCACAAAATCGAAGCTCAAGAGGTGAAATATGAACACGCCTGACCTGCTGCATTATCTGCAATGGAGCCTCGACGCGGCTTTTCTTTTTTGCCCTGCCGTTTTGCTGGGGCTGCTGACCTGGAGGGTGTCGCGATGATCGAGAAGCATTATTCGCCGACTGAGCTGTCGAAGATCTTGGGCATCTCGCGGGCGGGGATGCATCTCCGGCTCCATGATGGGACATTTGGTCATGTGCGGCTCGGGGATCGGGTGCTGATTCCCGAGAGTGAGGTCCAGCGGGTGCTGGATCAGTGCCGCATCGAGGGAGCAAACGCCCGGCCAGTCCGGCCAGCGAACCGGCGCAATCTTTTCGCCCACGCCTGACCCATGCCGGACCCTGCCGCCGATCCGGCTTTTTTTTGTGCCCAAAATTCTCATGGGGTGAATACCCCATTGCAGGCCGTGAAAACCGCCGCTGCCGCCGCCCCGTTTCTTTTTAATTTTGAGGAATTGAGTGCGGAGAAGCTCGAAGGCGTCGGGGAGTTCACCGGCGAGCGATTGCTGGCCCGCCGGCCGGATGCATACCAGGCGATTATTCGGATGAGTGCCGAGGGGTTGAGTATTTCCGCCCAGGCTCGGGCGCTTGGGGTGAGTCGGAATACGGTTTGTGCCGTGAGGGATCGGGAAGGATTTTCTATAGAGCAGGATAAAAAGGATTTATTGCGGGATGTTCGGCGGGCTGCCCGGCTTTCGGTAGAGAGGGCCATCGAGCTGGTGCCGGGAATCCAGAGCGCCAAAGACGCGGCCATCGTGGCTGCCGTCATGATCGACAAGATGCAACTTCTCAGCGGAGAGGCGACCGCCCGCGTCGAGCGGGTCGAGGTTAGCCAGGACAAGCTGGCGGAGATGCTGGCCAGCCTGCCGGTCCTCGAAGCTGAGGTCGTCCCGCTAACCGGTCCAAGCGAGGCCGCGACGGAACAAAAGGGCGCCGATGCCCTGCCCGCCGATGCTGCCGGATTGGCTGGGTCTGATTCGTTATCAGATGTTTTGCCCTCCTTTACAGATAGATGCTCGGCGATGTCCGCCACTTTGTCCGCCACTTCGCCCCACGCCGCCGGTGCCGAGCCGGTCGAGGCCGAGGCCGGGCTGGTCGATCAGGAGGGGGGGGAGGGGGTCGAGATTTCGGCAGCCCCCCCGTCAGCACCCACTGGTCAGGGTCCACAGAAAATTTTTGACAAAGGGGTCTCTAGCAACCCGCCAGCCTCTTCGCAACCCACCACCCACCCATGAGCACTAAAAATAAAAAAAACGCCGCCAGCGACCAGCCTGACGCCGCCACGCCGCCTCCCGAGTATGTCACCGCACAGATTCGAGGGAAGGAGATCAACCCCGAGTTCCTCACCCTTGCCATCCCAGATGGGTCGGGTGGCTTCACCCGCGCTCGGATGCGGGTGCCGCGCCGCCTTGCCCACGCTTTCAAAACAAACTCGGTCGTGCGCGTGCGCCTCACCTCCGACCCGCATGTGGTCGAGCCATTTCCCAGCATTTTATGAAAAAACAACCCGTCACCCTGTATTCGAGCGCGGCCGAGTCGGTCGCATTGTTCCGCCGGTTCTTGGAAAAAAAGACGGCGGTGGTCTCCACCCGCCGCTTCCTCGACACCCTACGCGCCCGCCGCGAGAGGAGGGCGGTATGAAGGCCCGCCTGCTGGTCCTTGACACCGAGACAGGCGGCCTCGATCCCGAGCGCCACGCCCTCTTGAGCGTCGCCGCCGTCGATAGCCAGGACAACGAAGCCTTCACCGCCATCATCCGGCCTCATGCCGACTGGCTGGTCGAGCCCGAGGCGTTGGAGAAAAACGGCTTCACCCTCGATTTTCTGCAAAAAAACGGCCGCCCCGAGCGCGAAGTGCTCCAAGACCTCAACCTCTGGCTCCGCAGCCGCCGGGGCGCCTTGCTCGCTGGGCAAAACATCGCCTTCGACCGCGACTTCCTCAAAGCCGGATTCGCCCGCCACAGCCTCACTTGGCCCATGGGCCGCATGGTGGACCTCCAAGCCGCCGCGTGGTTCGCCTGGGAAGCCGGAGCCATCGAACTCCCCGAGGGCAAGGACGGCCTCCCCAAGCTCAACCTCGACCACATCGCCGCCGCCCTCGGCCTCTCCCGCTCGAGTTCCACCCACAATGCTCTTGAGGACTGCCTTCTCACCCTCGCCTGCTTCTGCCGCATCCGGCGCACCATAGAGATGGCTCCTCTCACCACCCCAGAATGAAAAAAAACGGCATCCCCCTCGAACAGAGCTTCGACCTCCGCGACGCCCGCACCGGCTGGAAGTTCCCGAAAAACAACAAAGACATCAACAAAGCCTGCGACGCCTGGCTCGAAAAAAACTGCCCACCCAAGAAAAAACGCCGCTTCGGCAACTACTAAAAATGAACGCAAAAATCGACAGTGAAATCTGGGACGACCCCGATTTTATGGAATTAGAGGACGGAGAAAAGCTCGCCGTCTTCTGGATTCTCACCAAAGTCAACCTCCTCGGCTATGTCGAGATCACCCCTCGGAAGTTTTCCCGAGACCTGGAAACCCCTTTTGAAATCATCGAAGGGGCTTGCAAGGGGCTTGCGAGGGGCTTTGTCCGCACCGAGCGGGGAGTTTGGTGCCGGAATTATATTCGCAAGCAATTTGGCTTTGGACAAGCACTTGCGCGTTCTCACATGGCAAAGAGTATTCGTAAGCAATTAGAGAATGTTCCCGAGGAAATTCGCTTTCTGATCTTTCAAGAATACCCAGAAATCTCTTCCGCCCCAAAGGGGCT